TTTTTTCTTTAAATGTTTCAGCATTAAAATGCTTCAACCCACAAGTTATCTTAAGATCACATCGGGCACCTGGGTTAAGATAATGTACGTGTGCTTTGACTTCATACCTGTCTCGTACCTTGGCATAATACCGAGGATCGTCGAACATGAAGGTCGGATCAGCAACTGAATAAGTGAGTGTTCCACCTAGCAATAGCTTCTTCGCTGCTATTGCTTGGGTCCATGTGTTATAACCCCCGAGAGTCTCCGTTAGGACGTTCATCTTAGGTCGGAACTCATACCATGTTAGAACAATAGGCACTAGGAAATTATTTGTGATAGCCTGTTGGACTTCACCGTGTACTAAAGTAAATTTAACATCAGAATCAAAATTAGCACCGGTGGCAGACACAGTGTTGCCACCGTTAATTGTTGCTGCTTTGGCCTTGAATAATACTGCAAGTGCATCCATGATTCTAGAGGGGTTGAACCAACAGGTGTCTATTACACCGTCGTTAATGATAAAGGTCTGCAGTTGGTTCTGAGCGGCTGGGTACGCGAAAGTTTTACCTTTCATGTAAATCCATTTTCCTACAGATTCTGTCTTGGCCTTGTCTGCTTCAATTACCCTTCGGATAGTCTTTTTCAGCGTCGCCTTCCTTTTCTTTATAGCTTTAGAAGGCGGTTTCTTAGTTGGCTTAATGGTTATTTTTTGTTTCTTCCCCTTAGCCGTAGATTTCGAAGAACCCACGATCATATCGTATCCTCGCTTAACTCCTTTCGCTGCGTTACCAAAGTTCACTTGTGGGTTTTCTTGTAGGAATTTAGCTAACAAGACTGCTCCAGCTTGTTTTGATAGCGTGGTTGCTCTTTTTGCAAATGGGATTAAAGACATGAAAGGTTAAGTTCAAAAGTGTGCCTTTTATACTTTTCCGGGGGGGCCCCAGTCCCCTCCCTCGCAACCTCCCAGAACCAATTGGCAAAAGTCAAGTATACCGCTTCGCGGTTTGGGGTTAGTGGCACCTACCCTAGAGGTTAGTGAGCGCGTTTGGGGTTAGTGGCTTAGTAGTGGCACCCACCCCAGAGGTTAGTGGGTTTAGTGGCAGTGCAAAATATTAAAGAGCATCAAAATGGGTTATATTGATTTTACGATATAAAGCACTTAATGTTAGTTCATCCAAGTCTGGGTACCAGTCTTTTGGATGAAGGTTGGAAGTTATGTAAAACGTCTCAACGCAGTGGACATGGGATGATCCTTTGATTTCCAGCACGACTGGGTAACGATCCAACCATCTGAGCATATGCGAGATGTCGATACTTCCACGAAATTCATCGATGACAGCAACTCTTTGACCTCGATAACCACACCAGAATTTGGTTCTAGGATCCTTACTGTAAGCGTCCATACCGGCTCGGTCCCAAGCAGTCCGTGACTTTCCTGTTCCAGTAGGCCCCCAGTAAACGTTTGTTGTTCGCTCCATTGCAGGCGGTTCAGCAAAGTCAGCTTGGATAGATCGGATAGTCCTGTAACTTTGAAATCGTATCGCAGGCGGGATCTCCATAATGGAGCCTCTTTGAGCAGATAACCAGATTGCTTCCCAATCATTATGGGAGTTTCGTTGGATGGGCTTTGCTCCGAATTCAAATTGGGTACCTTCGACTCTGGTCTCTTCTTTCCAGCAGTACGCTGCTGCCGCTTCAGACCTGGAGAGTTCGAAATGGGATTCACCGAAGATTTCTCTGACTTGACGAAGAGTTTTCTTTTTGGTGAAGGCGACCATGATTTGCCAGTGAAGGTAACCTGTTTCACCTTGTTCAAGTTGTCCCCTGATCCACTGGCACTCGATGGTGTTGGGGTAGGGGGTGTAGCTGGCGTGGGGAATTGTTCCAATCCAGAAGATTCCTTGTCTTCTCGCCAGTGCGCGTGAGTTGCTAGGCATTCCAACGCTGAGTAGCCCTGTTGACATTTCATTTTGAAAACTACAAGCAACATCGGGCCTTTTTATATTGCTAGATCTAGGCTGTGCGATAGATCTGCTTACGTTCTCATCCTCGTGACGTCAATGTTTTGACCTCATGACTCGTAAGATCACTTTGGGCCCACGGGGGGGTTTAGATTTATGCATTATGAGAATTGAGAACCGTGACTAGTAAGTAATACTACGTTCTCACTTTCAGAGTTCACTTGGGTTTTTTACTAGTCACTTTATTTCTTAAAAATTTGGTACACGGACAGGTGCTAACTTAGAGTGAGCATGCAGTCCTGCAGCAACCGGAGCTTGGGCTGTAAACCAATTGTTACGACTCTCAACATCTCCGTGTTCATTCGCATCGTCTGTTTCTTGTGGCATCCGGAATTTGAAGGTTTCGTGCATTTCCCACAAGAGTCCTGTTTCAGGAGTTACTGCTACACCAGCCTTGATCTGTCGGATCGGCTCCATTGGTGCAGCTTGAGTTGGGTTCGCTTCGGTCAACACAGGATAATATTTGATTAAAGTATGTACCGAAAAGTTCTTGAGTGCAAAGTAATACAGTGCATCAGTGTTTTTTTCTTTAAATGTTTCAGCATTAAAATGCTTCAACCCACAAGTTATCTTAAGATCACATCGGGCACCTGGGTTAAGATAATGTACGTGTGCTTTGACTTCATACCTGTCTCGTACCTT